TTAGTATCTTCTTTTAATTTATTTGTTGTATCTAGACGAGCGGCTTCTGATTGATTTCTAGTAGGTATATTATTGCGAATGAGTATATTTTTAACGGTAACGTGATTTATATTATATTTTTTACCGATTTGAGTAGGAGATTCTCCGGCAGAATATAGAGAGATAATACCCTGTATAGTATTATCGCATTTTATTTTAATACGGCCTTTAGATTTATTAGCCTTATATACCGTGGTAGTTAAGCACTCTTTACGGTTTCTTAAAGCAATATTATTTTCTTTAAGAATTTTTCTGACCGCCCCTTCGTGCCCGTTATTATATTTGTTAGCAAGAGTCTTCACCCCCGCTCCTTCTATATACTCCGCTATTATTATTTCTTCTAAACCTGCTAACTTTGGCGATTTAGTTCTAAATATTACTTCTCCCATATATATATTTATAGGAGATTATAGTAATCTATAACAATCCGCTAAGGGCTATGTGAGTGATATCTCGTTGAGATTCAACGAGATATAATGCCAACTATACGAATTTATATTTTGCATCGTCGGAGGAAGCAAGATAGCCTCTAAAAATCTCTTTTAACCCTGCTACTTCCATTGATACTCGAGAAATTTTCTTCATTTCGGAAGATCTGATCTTATCCATAATGGTATCAGGGACAGCGTTCTTAAGTTGAGACTGAACAGAATTACCATCTAGCCCGTTTAAAAATTCAACAAACTCTTCAAGGTTTTGTATCCACCCGGTAAGAGCTTGCTTCATCGCTTGATTGTTTTTTGCTACTGCCGCAGCTATCTCAGCATTAGGGCCTCCATCTGCACCTAATTGCTTAGCATCAGTTCCAGGGTCAAGGGTAGATTGCATTGCTTCAGCTTCTGCATCTGGATCTATTTGACCAGCCGCGAGGTCTTGTTCAAGATTAAGCTTAAAAATATTTGCGTAGACGTTACTCATATGTATATTTATATCCTTTTTGAGTAAATTAACTGTCTTTTTTGAATAAATAGTTGTATGGATAATTTTATTTCCAATAAAAATCGCAATACAACGGGAATCGGTAAGGGAGGATCAGTCGCAGATGATTTAAAGTATAAATTACCAGCAGGAGATGAAAATATACGTAACCAACAAAAGCATAACAAAGGAACAGATGCTCCTCCTACCCTGCCGTATGAGATAGCTAATATTGTTCCAAGGTTAGGGGATATATTTGCGGGTATTTTAGAAATAAAAATGATGTTTAATAATGTTAAGCGAAATCCTGCAGTAAAATCCAAGCAATATAGGCTTATTGATGAAATTCTCGAGGATCTCGACAAAATAAACATGGTTGTAGCTGAGGTTTCTGCGAAATTAGATGATTTATCGTTGAAAGATTGATTATATAGGATATATTATGTATATCCTATGGCTCCGATATTTTATATCTTAAGATCTATATTAATTACTTTGCTGGTTAGCGGAGTTGTGTCACTCGTCTTTATAGAAATGTATTGGCAAGCATTTGCTATAACTACTGCAGTTCAAATTATAATATTTTATATTATTAATACTTTTCGAGATGTTTCGCTCGAAAAGATTAAAAACAATCGCATTGCAGAGTTAAGTAAGCAGGGTATTCTATTAAAATGTCCTTGTTCTAAGCAGATGGAAGAGTTTATACCCATTGTACTTAACGAAAATAATAATTACGATTGCCAATTTTGTAACAAGCCTGTTAGCGTAAAAATTGAAGCAACCACATTAGCGACTACCGTCCCAGTAGATCTGGACGTATCTCAAGATAAGCTCTCTCAAATTTATAGTAAAATAACAAATGGAAACTGATATTACAAAATCAATAGTTTATAAAGAATCTACAGACAAGCTAGCGACAAGCACGGAGGTTCCGATTAGAGTTAAGCAAACTATCCAGGAGATTGCCGAATCTCTTGATAATATTGTAGATAGACAATCTCCAATGTACAATACCCATCTGTTAGGTAAAATGTATAGAAATAGTGTGTCAAGGAACGCTAATTCATCTGAAATTCTTATACATTTTTTTAATTGTTACTACGAACTATTACATAAGGAACTCGAATATAATAATAATATAGAAAAAATAGAAATTATTAAAAAGAGTATTAAAACTATTCAAAACACATTGGAAATCCTTAAAATGTCTGGATTTACTTGTGATGGAGAAAAGTTTAAAACTCTTATGAGAGCCTTTTGTATATGAAAAAACAACAAAGTAAGAAAAAGTGGAATGAAATGTCTGTCGAAGAACAAGCTCGATGGATGTGTTTAATAGAAGCGGTAAATATTTCTGCAGATTTCGCGGAAAAGCGAGGAATTAATCCAGATAAGTCATTTGAATGGATCAAGCCTTGTGCATTTTCTGCATATATAAATGAGATGATGCCCTCGATGACTCTTCGTTTACAGCATGAGAGGGAAGGCGCAGTTTTTAATGATTAAGCAGGGTATATAACTGGGTATCGCTGACTGTTATTTTCTACAACATAATAAGTTTCTCCTACCGGTCTACTAGAGCATAGGCCATCATTCTTAGATTTTATTTCTTCGCTAAACACCTCTATAAAATCTGGTTTATAGGGTGCATTTTTAGAAAATATAATTTTAAGTTTAGCTGAGTTACCAGTATCCTTTATAATTTGAACATCGTCTACTAGCGGAAATGTTCCAGTTTGAGCAGATCTTAAATTTATTTCGCTTAAGATTTCCGAGTTAGTTATTTGAGCGTTGTTTATGTCCAATACAGTAGCTGCTGATGCTACCGGGTTAATAGTTTGAAGAGAATTTATTATTGACGAGGATCCGCCGTATCCTGCTGGAGAATCTATCATAACACTCGCGAGTACGTCTGTTTTACCGAATCTAGTACTTGGACCATTATTTATATTTGCTATTTTTATATAAAAATTTAAATAATAGCTTATAGTTAAGTAATTTGTAGACGTGCAATCAAAAATTCCAGTATCGCTATCGGTATTGCTGGGAGTTTTATATAACCCGATTGGAGCATCAAGATGAGAAGCATAAAACCCATTTGAATAATCTCTAGCATCGATTACAGTCCAATTTGGAATTGTTATAATAGCATATGGCTTAGTTTCAACAGTACCACTACCGCCACCGCCACCACCGCTACCGCCACCGCCGCCACCGCCGCCACCGCCGCCACCGCTACCACCGCCACCGCTACCACCGCCACCGCCGCCGCCACCGCTACCACCGCCACCGCCGCCGCCGCCGCCGCCATCGATCGTAATTCCCGGCTGAGCCTCGCCCCATATGTGAAATACATTGAATTGTAATTTATTATCTATAATATCTCCAATTGTGGAAGATATACTTCGAGTAATAGATCCTGGCTCAGGGGATAATGTTACAATTTCATCTAAAGTACCTGTATATACAATAGGGTCTGTTATATTTTCCGCATTAATTTCGACAGCCCATACACCTGGTGTGTAGTACCCTGATGGGGATAGGGTGTCTGTAATTAATAAATTTTTGATAGCCCCGTGCCCGGTTGTATTATCAAATGAATATACCCCAACAGCAGTATTGGGAGAAAGCAAGACACTTCTTGCCTGGGCAAATGAATTTGCAAATCTAGTTGTGCTATAGTATAATTCATTAGCAGTCGCAGGGGTGATAGAGCATGTAAGAGGCATTTCAAAGTCTCTTAAAGTATACATATAAAAATTAGGATTATATACCCTATCCGGAATGGAGATTAATGCTATTTTAGCATTAACATCAATTTCAGCACTACTTCGAGGCACAACTTCTGATCTTGCAAATGGTTTATCTATATTACCTAAGCTAGAAGCTACTGCTATAAAGGTATTATTTGAATAGGTTACCGATTTCCAGGTTTTATCAAACGGTATAAAATTTACAGGAAACCAATTAATGCCGTCATTAGAATAAATAGATCTCGGCTGTAAATCACATTCTCCAACTGCCACAAAAATACTATTTCCAAATGTTATTCCATGCCAGGAGGCGCTATACGGGGATCTTGCAGGATACCATTTTGTTATATCTCCGCCTGAAGCATACATAATTGGAGAATACGTTGAATTTCTACTTACCGCCACATAAAGATCATTTTCAAAATCATATGCTACATCACACCATTCATTAAGAGCAGGTGCAGCAGCGGATAGCCATGTATTACCATCAGTAGAGTATGCAATCCTATGAGTCCCGCTATCAGCAATAGCAACATAGTATTTACCATATGTTATAGCAGACCAATTTATTGAATTTGTAATATTACTAGATACTGACGTCCAATTTGCTCTATCATTGGATGTCATTATACGGGATGATCCATTATTCGCAACTGCAACGAAAGTTGTGTTATACAGACTTGGATTAGCTTCAGTAGGGGTTCTTGACGGTCGACCGAAAGCAATACTAGTCCAATTATTATAGCTTGCCGGAGTAGCTGTCAACCATGCAGTTCCAGTGTTGCTATAATATAAAACTCTATCGCCAACAGCGACGAACGCGGGTACAAGTGTGCCTGTTCCATCTAATATCTCTCCATATGCTACATCATTAAGAGGCCTCGCTTCAGGGGTAGAGGCAGATAGCCAAGTCATCCCAGTGTCCGTAGAGTAAGCTATATTTGCTTCAGTTGTAGATGATGCGACAGCGACAATAGTGCCGTTATTTGATGCTATGTTGGACCATAGTTTATTGCCAATGTTTGCAGAAACAGATTCCCAGATAAGTGGTAATTGATTAGAATCAAACGAATCAATACTATCACTTGTATTTTTAGAATAAAATAATTTAAACGTAGTATCTACAGGAGCGCACTGCCAATTTACTATAACTTTATAAGTAAATTCTATTCCGTCCCCGCCTTGTAGAGTTATTGGAGAGAATATTTGTCTCGCAAAAGCATCCTGATTGATACCAGGCTTTATTACAAACTCTTTTAATACTGTAGGAGAAGATGTGGTTTTTGTCCTAAAGAATGCAGTATACTCTGAAGTAGCGCTATCTTCTACGGGTCCTCCTGAGACGTATAGTGCTAATAAATCGTTAAAAATATTTGAGTTATTAAATGACGCTCCCTTCAATCCAGTATCCGATGGAGATGGGGGTATATTCGAATTGCCAATATCAAGAACCTGCATTACTGCAGGAATAGATAGGCTATATAGATGTTTGAGACCAGAATTTACAATTAGATTTTTCTGTACGGGAGATTCGTATACGATATTATCAGGGGTCTCCCTATATATTCTATAGCTAAAATACCCACCTATATCTGTTCTAAGAGTAATATCCATCAATAATATTTATATTATAAAATGAATATATAGAGCGTTAATTGGCCGATGAGCTGATATTGACTGTTCCGACAAACGGGGTAACATTATAATCTACAAGATTGCTTGTAACAGTTCCCACATTTATTAAATTATCTGAGTGTATTACCACTCCTGATATTTCATCATCGCAAACTATCCAAACGATTTGTTCTTTTTTATCGTTTTCCCATTTAACTATTTTACCTTGCTCTAGTTTCATATTTTTAAATTTTTAATAAATACCATTCCTCTATCCCGTATAAATTCTCGCTTCATTGTGCTAGCTTTTCTAATTGCAGCGGTATGGCTCATATCGAGATAAAATCCAATACTATTCATTTTTTCAGACCAATATTCAGGATTTTGGCAATTTACATGATGATATCCTCCTTTGCCAACCGGAGCAGCGGCTAAAATTGCACAATTTACAGAATTAAATATTTTTAAAACATTGTTTAAATATTTTTCTTCTACATGTTCGAGAAATTCGACTGACCATATAGCATCGGCTTTAATTTCTTCCGAAAATGGTCCGGTAGTAAAATCATGAACTATATCTGGAGAACAATTCCAATCACCATCTATTCCAATTGCATCAATATTTAATTCTTTAGCTAATTTAACTTGCCCCATTGGGCCACATCCTAGGTCGATTAAAGATGTAATACCTAAAATACTCTTCATATATTCTAAGGAGCCTTTATCTATATGAGTAATATTTGCATGGCCTCCTAGATGCTTTGGTATTGTAATCATAAGTTGTAAGCATAGCAAAGATCATCATTCATCGGAAACATTTCATTGCTCTTACTAAAATGATGGATCATTTTTGCGTATTTATCTTTTGACATTTGCTTATTGAAGCAATATTTATATATTAAGAAATCACATAACTTCGAGGCATTTTTTATATTAGTTACAGTAGAAGGAAAGGTTTGTTTTGAATAATTTATACCATAAGTGTTATAAAAGGTGCCTAGACCATATTGAACATAGGGTACTTCTCTCAAAAGACAGTCGATAGCAAATGTGGAATTAAAAGATATAACAAATTCACAATTTTCGATAATTGAAATTGGAGCTTTACCGTACTCGCAATTATATTTTTTTGCTATTAATGCAAATTGATCATATATTTCTCCTGAATTCCACGGATGCATCTTAACAAATAGCTTACTACCGTAATACTTACAGCAATTTTCCACAAATTCGAAATATGCTTTCTGCGTTGTAACGCTATATATAGATCTATCGCTAGGATTTTGCAAAGCAAGAACAACATTCTTCCATTGAAGATTTTTATTCTTTGGCTCGCTATGTTCTGCATTGTATTTTGATCTTTGATTTGGAGCTAAGTTAAAAATAATTTCTTTAGCTGTTTTTTTGCTATTTAAATCAAAATTATCTATCTCTTTATATGCCTCAAGGGTATTTAGAGATGAAGTTTGGTAATTACCTATTGTATCTATATATGCAGCTTCATTAAAGAAGCCTGTTTCCATAACTCCGTATTTTCTGCAAAAGTTAGGTTTATATGGGAGTATTCCCCAAAAGATAGCATAATCATTATCGATTGTGTCTGGTTTAAATGTTAATCCGTATTCATTAGCGTCATCTTCACTTTTTAAGGGCGATAAATTATATTCTGTAATATATAAGGGCAATATACATTTCATGATGTTTGGGCCTTTTCAAATATTTGGTTAATAACAGGCTCAGGCACTTTTGTCTTGAAAGCGTCTATAATTGTTTGAAAGAAGGGATCAGCAGGGTCCTTTAAAATTTCTAACCACCCTACAAAGTAGTTCCATATTCTATCTTCAAGGATATTAGGGTAAGGCACTCCATTAGGTCGGCCAAATCTATGATTCCATCTTAAATTGGGCAAACAAATACACTTGCCCCCTGCTCTACGAAATTTCTCATGTATATATCCCTCTTCTCCTCCAAAACCTTTAAATTTTTCGTTAAATCCTTGCCATTCTGAAGTTTTGCATGAAAACATCCCTAGTCCCATCATAGGTATTTCAAATGGCTCTCCCTTATCATACGCTTCTTTATTTGTAGCCCAGATTCCATACATAATATCTCTCCAGACCGGATCAAAATGAGTCGATATATTAGCCAGATCATCATACCATAAGGGCCCTTGTATTAAATTTTTGGTATTTGGATTTTTTTCATAATAATACATTAAATTCTTAATACCATTTTGTTCAAATAATACATGTGAATCCAAACACAGAGTATATTCGCCTTGAGCATGTTTAAATATTTCGTTACGAGAAGAGGTGCTCTTTTTTTCTGTGTATGGAATATATTTTCCTTTTACCCAATTTTCGACAAAGCTTTTTACCTCTTTTCCGTGGAGAGAATCTGGATTATTATCAATAACGATGATTTCATAATTATCTTTTAAAAAATCGAGCTGATACATTCGTAGCGCCTGTATTGAAAAAAATAGACCGTCATAATCATCATATGTAGACATCCCTACTGTTAGTTTCATATAAAATATATAGTCAAAAAAGAGAAATAATCTACAAGGATGTTAGGGCCCGGGGGTGGTAGTGGGGCAACTGCCTGTATCGATGATGCCCTGACTCGGATCTGTGTAATCGTACCAGTTGGTGCCATCGGAATAAAATCCTGACCCGACTCCATAGGATTTGCCAGGGTTTGAATAAATAATACTGCCGAAAGCGAGAGTGTCTGTCGAGGTCCAGTAGTTGGTTGGCGTAGAGAACGCGCAAGCTGCTGTGCTACTGCTATTAGAATATTCTAACAAAAACGGCGGCGGGGTAGTACTAGTTGTAGTTGACGAGGTAGTTGATGAGGTAGTCGTGGGTGGGGTATATGGTGTAGTTGATGAGGTGGTACCGGTCGTAGAGGATGTAGTGGAACTGGTAGTAGTGCTGGTACTGGTAGTAGTACTGGTAGTAGTACTGGTAGTAGTACTGGTAGTAGTGGGGGGTGTATATGGTGTAGTCGATGAGGTGGTACCGGTAGTAGTAGTCGTTGTGGTAGTCGTTGTGGTAGTCGTTGTGGTAGTCGTTGTGGTAGTCGTTGTGGTAGTCGTTGTGGTAGTCGTTGTGGTAGTCGTTGTGGTAGTTGGTGCAGGGCAATTTAGTTTTGCAGACCACCTACTATTATAAAGAGGAGCATAAACTCTTACTTCCATTGTTTCGGTAGAGGTGCTCTTAGCGATATTGACTGTCCCGGTTCCGTTGTAAATCGTATCTACCGTCGGTTCCCCGACTCTTATTAAATAGGTGTTAAGCCAGTCTATATTCTGTTGGGTTGACAACCCTACCCAACCTGTATCCGCAACTACATTGTTATCGTATAATACTTGAAATCGCTCCGGGAGACTTACAGCACTGTATGCAAACGTTACAGTTCCCAAGGTAGGCCCAACAGTTATTAAATATGTATTATATACATAATCACTTGAGAGCGGGGATGTTAAATTAATCCCAGATAATAGAGTGTTGCACGCATAAGTTAAAGGAATAGGAGAAGGGCATAATAAGGCAAAAGTATATGCTGCTCCATCTACCGGCCCATACACTTTTACCTCTGCAGATGTAGGGGTTGAAGCGGTTTTATTAAAATATATTACATCGCCAGAGAGAGCTGTGACACTCCCTGTTGTTAAACCTCTCAATGCAAGCTCGCTTCTTAAATTATACGTTGCGTTATTGTTTAAATTAACATATCCTGGATCTACTACTTTAATGCCATTATAATAAACTTCAAATTTAACCGATTGATTATAAACCTTGTAATCAAAACCAACCCGGCCTGTATTAGATCCAATAATTGTAGTGTAGGATAATGGGAAATTTACTATATTTCGAGTATTACCATCAAAAGAAATACTATCCGAATATTCGACTGAGCAATTATTGATAGGCGGGTCAAATTCGAATGTAGGAGGGCTAGCAGGAGGGGATGATAGTGTAAGGGTATATAGCCCGGCTAACTTTAATCCGGATACTCCAAAAGTATCGCTGCTCGAGAGAGGTATAAAGTCTGCTAAGCAGATACCTCTTTCAGTACTGCTATCATCGACGATTGGACAGGGAACGTCTGGTATTCTAGTAATGGTCCTAAGGGTTATAGGATCATCCGGCGCTTCTACTGTTGGTAGTGCGCAAACAGGATATACTGCAAAACTATTATTAGATGTCTCAATTATGTTATAATCTGGAGATTCTGTTTTTCCCTCAACGTGAAAATTTTTAATAGAAAACTTTGCTTGTTTAGAATTGGCCCCGCTGATCGGCGAGGTATATCCAATACCAATTTTATAAACTGTATTATCGTCAATATCAAGAGATACAGGTATATTTAAAATTTCTACGAATTCGTCTTGAACCTTATATGATACTTTTAACGTTTGACCAACATCGGTTAAAATAAATCGGACTCGATTATATTCTTGAGCGCTAAGAAGTAAATCAAAATTAGTATATAGCGATGTAAGAGCAACAGATGTTAAATAGTTAAAATTGGTACCTCCATATCTAATAGATAAACTATCCGGGATAGGAGAATATAACCCATCAACTGAATCCCCGCTCGTTGCGAATAATCCTGTTGTATCAAAATTTATACCTATAATAGCTCCGGAGACAGGGCCAGTGCTAAGTGTTTGTAATGATGTTTGATAGGTATTTGTAGCATAATAAGCTCCTCCCTGACCAACCCCGCCTCCACTAAGAGCGGATAATCCGTTAAAAAGAAATGTTGTAAAAGATCCCTGCGAGGTAGGCGATCCGCTCAAAGAATAATCAAAAGACCAAACAATATCATAATTAGCGTTAAATGCTACATTATGAGCAACGGTATTACATACTGTATTTGTTGGCAGTGAGATGAGAGCCATACTTATATTTAATCATTGCTCGTAGATTCAGTATTGGATATTATACTTTCGATTTTATTGTATAAACTACCTACAGCTTGCAAACCATTTGGAAGAATAAGACCGTTTTTAGTTGTAACTTCAATTAATTGTTTAATAATATCTAAATCCTCTGTGGTTATCTCAAAAATATCATCCATACAATGATTTAATATATTATTACAATTCTTCCACAATAACAATACCGTTTCCAGCTTGAGCAATTTCTTGGCCTATAGCGTCTTTTTTGGCATACCCCGACCCGCCACCGCCGGGCGCTGGGCCAGATCCCCACATACTGGACGCTCCAGGACCGTCCGGGCTAAATTCAAAAAATTGTCCGCCATCTCCTCCTTTAATATTATAATAGCTAACAACGTCTGGATTTGTTGGAACATAAATTCGACCGCTCTTAAATCCACCACGGGCCCGACCAGTCCCAGACCAATCCGCGTTATAATCTAAGCTATCTTCTATATAGGCATCGTATGAACCTCCTGCTGAAATAACATTTGTAAGTGTGCCATTATTAGCGCTTAAATCGAAGCTTGTTGTTCCTCCAGCTCCAGCTGAAAGGGCCCAAGTGCCTACTGGAGCAGGGGTTCTAAGTGCAGATCCACGAGGACCAACATACACTCTATATACCTCGCCGGGCTCAACATTAATGTAAGCAACAATCGACGAGCCTGCGCCGCCTTGAACGCCGTTAGCTCTACAATAGAGACCGGTATATTCGGTATAACCAACTCCTCCGCCTCCTGTAGCGGTTACTTTAATTCTATAAACATTATCTGATACCGTATAAACGTGCTGACCAGATGTGGAATATGTAAACATTTGCGGCACTCGAGCTCTTCTATAGCCTTGTACAATCGCTGGATTGCCAACACCAATATCGCCAGGAGGTATAGATAAATTATATGTGCCGCTAAGTGTTATTGCTGATGTTGATTGGGAATTTGTAACATTATATGCTGATAACCCAAGAGAAGTAAGAACATTTATGCGGGTAGTAATGGGATTATCTTTTCTATGCTTTATAAGCCATATGCCCCCGTAAGCATCCAGGCTGGTAGTAGTATCTATCGTCTGTACAGCAGAAAGGGTTGCAGAAAGCCCTGTCAAGGCTGTTCCGGTGAGATATACCTGCGAAGTGACCCCGGTTAAGACCGGATAATTAGACCCTATTGCATCTATACCGCGATTAACCCCGTATAGCATACCTCCTCCCATTAAATTGGGAAGATTGAAATTTACACTGTTGCCTCCATATAAGGTTCCGATCGCTGCTGATAAATCAGGGTATGTTGCCCCGGCGACTGATCTGCCATCGCATATGAGCCATCCTACCGGCTCAGTGAATGAGCTAACCGCGTAGAAAATTATAGATCCTACAGGCGCGCCTGCATCAGACATAAATACTGTTCCGGACGAAACAACTGATGCAGGCTCCCAGGTCAAATTACCGCTACCATCAGTAACGAGATGATATTTATCAAATCCATCAATTATAGGGAACTTATAATTAACAGAGTTACTCTCGTCTGTAATAGTTATTGCATTAGGCAGAGATAAGTAGTTTCCAGACTTTATTTTAATTTTATCGACAGCAATGGCCCCGGAAAGAGCAATTTTATTAGAGACTTTTTCTAAATTAGCTCCAATTGCAGTAGTAGATATATGTACCCCGCTAATTTCTTTAACAAAAAGTTCTCCATTAGAGGCTGAGGCGCCGATAGTAGTGTTATCAACGTTTACAAAAGTTGGGCTTGAAATAAGTTCCCAATCGCTGAGCGAAGATCCTGTGCCGCTCGCAAGTTTATAAATCTCGTTAGTATCTGACTTATAAACCAAATCGTTAATTTTAACAGTTTCGGGTATATTGGTTATACTTGTAGTAGTATTGTGAAATTTTACACTTACTGGAATACCCCCAGGGGTAGTTCCGTCTCCAATATATAATCTCTTTAGATCGACAACATATCCAAACTCTCCTTCAGAAAGAATAATATTTTGTCTCTCTAGATCGCTTCCTCGACGAGCTAGAAGTTTAATAATTGTGTTACTATCGATTTCAATAGACATATTAGCAGTTTCCAGTTATAGTTATTGTGTTTGTACTATTAACAAAATAAAGAGTGTTGTTAAACGCCCACCACCCGGATAGGGTTCTTATTTCATCTGTAGATAAAGAGTTAAACGTAGCTGCAATAACAGTACCAATAGATAGAGAGGGGCTTGCTGTATATATATCGTATTGTTCAGCATAATTGGTAAAATCGTCATATCCAGAGCAAACGGCTCCGGTAAGTACGCTTGTAGACAATTCGCCTTCTGTAAAGGGACCGTTTGCACTCGCATTGTATGCTCTAAATCCAAAGAAAGTATAGGGGTAAAGAAGGGTCTCTCTACCACCAGCGACGAGATTTATTATCGATTGCGGTATTGTAAATATCGGCATCGCTACATACTCTGCATTAATAAAGTTTCTAGTATCTCCATTAGTAATATTAGGAGTGCCAATTCTTACCACCATAAACCCTGCAGATGAAAGATTGACGGTTGCAGCTCCTACCCCCGTAGATGCAACAACAGTTGTTCTAGCCTCCGACCCCGATAGCTGGGATGCGTAGCCTCCATAGCTAGGATTGTTAGAAGATAACGGCAAACATATATTATTAGAAATACTCCTAATAAGACCGGCTTTATCTACGACTATATTGGGAGAGTTGTATTGTCTATTATTATATGTAAGTTTTTCAGTTAAATTGAGTCTATTATCGATTACCGTTAAATTAGTATCATTTACATCTTGAATAAAATGGGTTAAGGTATCGTTGGGCCCTATAGACATGCCTGTTCCCAGGTTTATATTTGTAGCATCAATTGTGCCGACGGATATTTCGTCATTTGTGTTAAATTGTATCGTAGTACCGTCGACGAGAGCAGAAAGAGCACTACCACTACCGCCGGTCAAGCCTTTATCAAGCGCGCTGCTATTAATCTTGCTCTCTGTTACAGCTCCAGATGCAATCTCTGTAGCAGTTACGCCTCCATCTTTAATAGTAATAATATTTGAACTAGTTATTTCAAATATATTTGTATCTATATTAGTGCTAATACCATTTGTTGTATTAAACCCGAGACCTCCTGATATATAAAGAATATTTGAATTTAGCTTATTAATAGTAACCGCTGACGATTGTAACATCGCGGTCGATACGCCACCATCTTTTATACTAACCCTTCTGCTCCCATCGTATTCTATAGAATCATTATCGACCCGTGCGCCCACAAATCCCCATGCAGAAAGTTTAGAATAATCTGTCCCAGTTAATTGATATAAGAAATTATTCTCATACACCAAATCGTTTTGATATGCTTCGCTGACAAGGTTTCTTGTATCGGATGTACTTAAGATATTGTGTACTTTTGTACCGACAACTTCTCCTCCTGAGAGAGACCCGTTACCCACAAATAATCTTCTTGTATCAGTAGTGTATCCAAGTTCGCCTTGCTCTAAGACAATAAGGCGACGCTGAGCGTCAGATCCGCGTCTTACTTTTAATTTAACTATACGAATATTAGGCATTTTAAAAATTTATTTTAGAATTCCGCATCTACAACATAATGTGTTGAAACGACTCTATTGTCTACCCCTGCAGGAAGGATTTGACCCTCGTTTGTTGAAGTTGAAATTCCACTATCAGACCAATTATTTACGACCGCGGGACGAACACCATCAACACCAGGGCTTAGCCAAAAATAAAATTGATTTATATTTCCAGTTCTAGGGTTAAAAACCCAAGCTTTAGGTTTAACTCTCATTCTAGTTGGAAATCTCCAACCATTATTATGAAGTTCTTGTATTGGTTCAGGATGTTGAACCTCTATGGCGCCCATAGCTGATTGCCCTGGGCGTGTAATATAATCATATGTTTTGCTAAAATAGCGTTGGCATAATAATAATTCTGCTGCAAAATCTCTATAATCAAATTCTGTTCTTATGGACCCTCTTTCAAATTTTGGCAGAGAAAACGTTCCGTTAGTAAATGTAATTTGTATATTTCCGCCCCCGCCAACATTTACTAACAGTTCCTTTACTGGCCCGTTCCCTCCAGTGCCTGTAGCCTTTACGACGTTACCCTCTCTCACCGTGGCGATAGCGGTACCAGTCCAGGATAATATATATGATCCGGGTATAATATTAATACTTTCAATTGTTTGCGAAACCCCAGCTGCAGCTGTTATAGTAGCTATATTTCTATTAATATTATACGACCATGATACAGGAGACCCGTTAACAGATTTCCACCTATCGAGAAAATACTTATTGGGGTTCCATTCGTAATTAAGTGTGCTGCCTGATATAATTTGGCGCTGATTAACAACACCTTGAGCGTTAATCAGTAAATTAGGATTTATAGGCTGTGAGATTGGCGATAAAGTTAGTCCTTTTACTAATCCCCCGTCAATATTTGCGGTTGCTATGCTAAAATTACCCGACTGGGCTAATTTCATTCCTCCTGCTGCAGTAGTTATATCTACTATAGGAACATCATCTATATTAGTTACAATGCCGCATTGGGTTTGTACAACCGGTACAACACTCTCTTCCTCACGGGTATATGTAGGGCCTGCATTAGCGCCGCAAAAAATATCTTTTATATTTTTTAGCTCTAATGTATTAACTTCGCCCTGGGCTTCGCTCGTAACTTGACACATTACATCAAATCGATTGCCCGCTATATCTGGATATTTAAAATCGTTAGCGGTTAAACCGTAAGCAGATAAGGATATACAGTCAATACTCTCTATGCCTAATATAATAGCAGTTTTATTACCCGCGCCATCATACACCTGAACCTTCGTATTATCAGGTAGTTCCTCACCATTTGCATGGAGAACACCTTTATATGTATTAGCAACATAATTATCGGTAAGATTCGACGGCATATAGACTATTTATTCTATTCGTAAGATATTTAAACCTGTTAAAGCGAGAGTAGGGGTAATATTTTTTACTCTTGTTTTAATGATTTCAAGCATTTGTTTTTGTATATTATAGAGCCTTCGTAAGCTTCTATTCAATACCTCGCTAGATACATGCTCGTTTTCATGAACATAAAGATTTTCAATACTCTCGATAGTAATACTATTAATTTCTTCATCTGTTATATAATCGTACTGCTCATATGTTAAATTGCCAGCATTATTATAAGAACCTACAAACTTACCCTTAATGAGATTTCTTAGAGCAAGAACATTAAATGATTGCTTATATATCTCTTTGTTAATTGTAAGGGCATTGATATATTCGTTTTCTAGAGTACCGAATCGCGTAGTATTATATACATTTATATTTGAAGTGAGCAAAGCAGTATCATATAAGGTATACTCATTACAATATAGAATTTTAAAAGATTCGGGAGACCCTGCTTTAGCGGGTACAAAAATATCGTCAAAATTGTCGTCTCGAGGAATAATGCTCATATCAATAATATCGATATTTTCTCTTCCTGACCCGCTTATTGTGTTCCAAGTTACAAAAAGACTATTCCAATTTACGTCTATAAAATTCCAAATATATCCCCAACCTATACCTGCTTTCGATATAGACCATTTACCGATAGTTGCTTGAGGTTTAGTAAGAAACTTTTTATATATATTATAGTTGGAAAAAATATAAAAAATATTTGAATCTTGCGTTGAAAATCTTATACCTCTTAATTCTTCTCTCGGGTCTAAAGTATATGCAATTCTTCCTTTCCTGCTTGTAGAAATTTTGTTAGACTGGCCGTCAATTATTTCTTCATATTTTTCATCAAGATCGATCTCTTCAATGAGAGTCTTTACATTATAATCAAAAACTAGCAGAGAATAATCGAAATTAGTTTTTTCTGCTATAGCAAAAACCGTATTATGAAATTCATTATATGCTATGTCCTTAATCGTTATATCCGCATTTAAAATAAAGGTATTCACCCAGGCAAAATCACTTGTATATACCTTTATACATTTATTGCCGCTATCATACACATATACTCGGCTACTATTCGCTTCAACTACAGTGGGTTCATTAAACCCGCTTTTATCTTTGGTATCGCCGAGTCGGCCCGTAATATCTACTAAGAATTTACGATCTGCAATCGTTATATCAGTTGTTGTATATCCAGATATATCGTATTTATAAATAGCATTATTACCGCTATCTACAATATATACATATTGGTTATTAGAAATAGCTATATCTTCTATTTTTGAATATACTTTATCAGAATTTAAATCAATGGCGCTAGTCGAGAACACTGCAGCAGTCGCTGTTTTATCGGCTTTGCTTGAAATGACAGAAAAGGTAGTATTAGATACCGCAAATGAAATATAGTCTGCGTTATTTAATTTTTTTACTGTTATGCACTTCTTACTACTATCTATCTGAGGATATCCAACGTCGCCATACGGATAATTAGTAGTTATCAACGACCCGGGGTTCCATTTTTGTTGATTTGCAGAGAGAGGATTTGCTGCGGAAATACCAATCCAGTAGAGATATCCGTTTGGAATATCATTTGATGCAATGCTTAGTTGTGAGTATAGAAAAAGAGTATTTTCATATAATCTTTTTAAATGAGCGGTAAAGACTCTATTAGTTACTATTTCGTTAGGGGGTATTATAATTTCTTCTAAATTATTTGGAAGATCTACCGTATCTATAATTAATCTATCTGGAAAGACTAAATTGTTATCAATTTCATATTGATATAAATCAACCGCAATATTAGAGGTGGGGGCAAGTAATTGAGAGTCTGCTGTTTTAGTTCTTCCCGTTCTTGCGACTTTATTTTCGACATTAAAATAGCCAACATAATTATTTCCAGAGAGAGTATATACCTCGCCCTCTGTATAGTTATATCTTTTGTTTCTCGGATTAAAGGACATTAGTAACTTTCAAAAATTATATCATTTATATTTACAGAAGCAGGCAAGCTGTTCGATATATCTCGACGTATTATTTCTTTTAAAACAATATTAATATTAGAATTGGTAAGAGCATTACTCTTAACCCTAATGTTAATATTATTAGATTTGCTTCCAGGTATTTGCCATTTAAAGAATCGCTGTATTTGCTCAATTTGATTGCGTTGACCGCAAGGCAAGCTTGCGACTAGATTGCCAATTTTTAAATTTAATAAATTTAAAAATTTTATATCTATATCGTCCACGCCTTTACTATAAAGTCTTGGCTGCTCTATAATAATATTCCGGCAGAAATAATAGCCATTTTGCTTAATATAATTATTCAATATCGTGCCGTTGAAATATGTTGCTGCTCCAACATTAAAAACATTATAAAGAGTGTTATCGAGAGCATATTCAGCAGGATCAAAATTTACATTTTGCACTATCTTCCCATCAATGAAGAGCGTAATATTTCCAGAGATAGTATCTAATCTATACGCGAAATGATGCTTCCCAATAGATAGTTTCGATATATTAATAGATATAGTATTGCGCAAATTATCTCTATTGTTATATTTGTTAGGTATTTCAATTCTAAATTTTAAACTATTATTTTTGAGCTGATTATCTTTTAAAAATAGAGTATAATTTGTTAAATTATAAAAATTAAGAATGGTATTAAGATCGCATGAACTATAAAATTTACCTTTTATATTGTCTATTGATTTAGTAGATATGGATCCGCTACTTTCATTGATTTTTGATAAAAATACATTTTCATCTGAATCTATAGACATAATTACCGGATATTGATTTACCCCCTCATCTGTATATTCTCTTACCATATCTATAGAAATATTTGTATATTTTGAAATAGATATTTTATATATTAAATCTCGTTGTTTATTATACTTACTAATAAACTTATTATGTAAAACATAGATATTTTCATCAGTATCTACAGCGAAATCATATACTATTGATGAACTGGAGAGCAATATAGTTCTCATTGTATGATCATCAGATTCCTTTACGAGAATCCCGTTACGGAGCAAAAATACATGATCATCATCCCCATACTTTACACATTTTTCACCTCTAAACCCTACTAGATTATTAAATTTGTCTAGTCCCAGGGATTTAATATCAAATTGAACCCCGAATTCTTTAGGAATTGTTACTGTAACAAATCTTAAAGATTCTTCAATTATATTATATACAGCAACACTCCCATTCTCATTAATTAAGAAAAATATTTCAGTCTCTGTATTAAAAACATTAATATATGATGGTATCTCAGCAACAGTGTCTGCATCAAAGACAGTGCCATTTGATCTCAACTTATATATTACATTAGATATATTTGTTGTCAATTCAGGCACTTCAGTTTCTGGTACTCTACCAACAATAACATATATATCGTCAAGCGGATTAATTCTTATAATATTCCTTACAGTGCCTCCGAAATTTACAGTGTTTAAAAACACGAAATCAGTATTATACACATATATCGAATCTTTGTATGGTATAAAAATAAATGGGGTTATTTTTTCGTCATTAAATATACCAAATCCCTTATTATTAAAATTACCCGCCAATTGATATCCAAATGGCTGCTCCCAATCGGTTTCGAGCCAGAATGAAAAGGTAAAACTACTCACATCTTCATCAATAAAATTATAATGATACTTATTTTCGAAATTATAAGTTTCTGTTGAATTTGTTGGTATATCAACGCTCCCTCTAAATGATCTAGCTGTTAAATTATTAAAAATGGTATTGTTTTCGAGATGATTAACAAAGGACTTGATATAGTTAGGGCCGATGCGTTGGTATATATACTCCTTACTAGGCGAAATTGTTAAATCACTTTTAATATCGAAAAAGTTATCATCAGCGATAGTATTACTTTGTATATTTTCTTCTACGTTAGAGGTAAAATCATATAGTTTAACCGCGGTGGCGGTAAGAGCTTCGATAGGAGATATTTTAGAAGTATTAAAGTATCTATCAACCCAAGTGCCGGGCGCGATCTCGTTTCCTCCCGAAAGCCATGTACATAAATATGTACCAGTATTAGGGGAATTACTTTGTATATTTTTCGTATAAATCTTGTCGGAGCTATGCGGAGAATCTCCTCCCATTGCCCCGTTTATCGCAAATAAGGTATCATTGATATTTATTTGAGTGTAGGGGTATAAAGAATCCGGAGCTTTAAATGCGGTATACTCGTCGGGCTGAAAAACGAATTCGGTGTTATAAAAATTATATGTTAACGATATATCCTCGATACCTCTCTCGCTATTACTTCCTATATGTATATTAGTATAATCTCTTAAAGATGTTTGAGGATAAGATTTATTGGGAATATTAAGAAGATAATCCCCTCTTTGGGATATTCCTTCTTTTGTTAATTGATTTTTTAAGGGGAGAATATTGACCTCTAAATCATTTCCTGTGGCGAAGCTGTACTGAGTAGATATGAGATAGTTGTTTTTATTTTTGAACGCGCTTTTTGCGGTATTAATCTCTAAACTATTAACATCCTTATAGCTTACCCACGATGTATTAAGCTTTGGGGATATACTAGATATTCTATCATTGTATCTTACCTTTAGTGTGTTAGCAGAGTTAAATGGTATAAAGGATGCAGAAGAAATCTTTGTAAGGGTGAAGTTCTTATACTCGCCAAGTGTAAGGTTATAATTGTTACCGCTTACAGGTTTATATAGAGAGAGCTTATCTTGGTCTTTATCTAAAATGTATGAAAAAACATATTCGTCAATTGAACTTAATGATGTCGGTATATTGTTTTTTAAATTCGTGAAGAACACATTAAGATCACTATTAACAGTGAGGTAAAAAATATCATTATTTACCCTATGATAAACTCTGCAATATCTGCTATCTATAAGTTGAAGCTCGAAAAATATGTTATTAAGAGATTCTATCGAATCTTCCGGTATAAATTTGCATGTTGTTTTAGTGTTTGCATCAATAGTTCTAGGGGTATTGATGTAGAAATAATAATTTTGCCCTGTAGAATTTATTATAAAATCAGTAATGAAAATGTTTTCAGCACTTGTAATTACATCTTTAAATTTAAGAATATCTTCCCCGTATTTTTGCTCAGTTAAGTATAGAGCACTATAGCCACCCGCTTTGACATCTTTAACTGAATTAAAAATATCAGCGTCAAATACTGTAATTCCCTGCTCGAGCTTTGAGCTAAAATTTTTGATATCAATATTTTGATAATCAATGTATTTTGCGCTCAAGCTCTTCGTATTACTAGAGAAATCAACAACCTCCATTATTTATATTTATCCAACCTTTCCGATTATGATAAAACAATATTAATAACATCCCCGGTTTTATCGTGCAGTGTACAAAAAACATCGCTTTCAGATGTACATATAAGCTGGGTAGCTCCTATATTTATATTTTCCATCTCTGAATAATAAGAGGGTTGCGCGATCTTTATAGGGAAAAAAATATTAATAAGCCTTGTATCGGCTAATTCTAAGTAAAATTTAGCTGTTAGAGATGTAAAATATGTATTTAGGGGAGGATCATATGTGTGAGATTTTATAAGCAGCGGGCTATATGTGCCGTACAAGGCAAAATAATATGTTATAGGCTGATTTATATGATCAAGACCCACACTGTACGAAATAATTTCAGGCTCAGAATTGTCTCCATAATCTATTTTAGTTCTTAAAATAGTATTATCTGTAGTATCAACCCCGGTAAAATCAAAATTTACAACGCCACGTCCTTTTATGATAGTCTCATTATAATATATGTTCCCAGATAGAGATTGGGTATTGCCTGTCACCGTAATTGTATTCGTGGTCATTAGTTAAAATAAAGAGTCCCTGTATTTGTATCTTTTATTATTCCCCCGCTAAGTGATGTAGATGTAAGGAATGTGGTCAAAGTGGAATCGTAAAAGTTGTGAGTTATGCCGTTGGTATTTAATCTATATGTTTTTATACTAAGATTGTCAACACTTTCTGCAACTTTACGATATTTAAAATTAATAAGATATCCTAATTCGTTAATATCTTCTCCCACCATTGTTATTGATATTATATTATTTCTAGAATTATATACAATATCAGGTGTTTTAATATTAACGATATTAACTCCAAGACCGCTAAGAGTGTATAGCGCTGTCAAATTAGAAGAGTTATTTTTAGGGTATATTTTTTTAGCTGTATGATCTTGAATGCTATATTCGTATATCTCCGGTAATATAGCCTTAGCATTTGAAGCTGATGTAGTAGAAAGAATTGTTGTTTTGCAGAAATAAGCAGTATTATTGTCTATAAAGAATGGCTTGCTAAATAACTCAAATTTAGAATTCGACGGAAAATATACGTTAGGTTTGCTGCTAGAAATAAATTGATTATCTTCATATACAATTTTTTCAATTATATAATAATTATTTGTCTGAACAAAAATAGAATCATAATTTACATTAAGCCATTGTACTGATGAATATACTTCTGCTTTCACTGCAGAAGGCAACCCGGAGAAGGTCTCGCTCATCGCGGAGCTTAGAGGGAGAACTGCGTTTGTAACTACATTATAAACAAATGCAGTCCCATCAAGATTGGTCAGCGCTTCGAGAGAAAGCTCCACACCTTCGCTCGTAGTTGTATCTACAATGGTAGATGAATATGAATTATTCGCGCTGTAATATCTTAAATCGTTATTGATAAATGGATAGTCTTGCTGTATTACAATTTCTGTTAAGAAGCTGCCCCCATCATTTGTTTCAGCAACCCCTGCTGATAATGGAAAATCTATTAAGAACGTACCGTCGCCACTAGCCACTGCTTTTAATGTTAATTCAGCATCAAGACCGCATTCAAGCAAAGTATTGTAATAATTACTTATAGATTCACTAAATGATTCACTATCAGCTAAAACCGGGTCTTCTAGGAAAGTATTATCTCCATACATGAACCCTATACAATCGCATAATTCTCCATTAACAACTGCCTTTGCAAATGATGTTGGATATATAGCTTCGATGTAAGGGTCGAACTCTCTAAAATAAAGAGACCTTACCGGGGAGCTAGATAGTGCAAACATTTCTCCGCTCGCAAATGGATAACCAGTATTAAAAGTACCTCCTCCGATTTCATCTATTGTTCTAGCTGTAACCCCGGTTCTCAAGCTATTATTAAATGTCAATCCCGTATTTACAGAATAGTTAAAATTGTAACCCTCGATACCGTCTTTAAATAAGTATCCATCGAATACAATATAATCCGGATTATTTATAACCGCGGCTGGTTCCGGTTCTGTGTATGAAATATTTTTTCTTACGGTAGATTTTACGACCCCGAATTGATTTCCGTATATATCTTGAAACCAATCAGTAATAATACCTTTATTAACGATAAAATTAAATCCTTCTAAGCTTGATATACTTTTTGTATAAGCATTATATCTTTCCTGATTACTAGAATAAGCATATAATAGCTGATCATAAGATGTATTATATACATCATTAACAGCAAATCCAAAGCTACTCGATTTAACCTGATTAGAGTTATCTATTATATAGTATAGCGGGTAATCATAGACGGTACTAGTGATATTACTAATGTTTCCGTATATATCTGGGTTCGGAAAGACATATATTTTATCTGGAAGTAATCCGTCTTGACGAATTTTATATTTATTTTTTCCAGTCTTAAAGTGTAAAACCCCTAATTTATCAGGGGTAAAGAAGAGACCAATCTCTCTCGCCGATTTATTTGAATTGCTCGGAACTGCTGCTATTGTAGCAAATCTGCTATTAATTAAATTTTTCGATGGATTATCTGATTTAAAAAGAACCCCTGAAACATACTCAGTGGATGTACTGTTTGTAGATAGATAATAAATATCCGTACCTATATATTTTTCGAGTAGTTTCTTTTTAAGAGATAATTTTAAATTAGCTTCTGGCAAATCATCTTCAATTATATTTTGAATATTGTCATTAGATACGAGATCTAAAAATGACGGCTCAATACTTAGTGAGAAGAGATTTCCAAACCCGCTAAGTACTATAGGTCTACTGAAAATATCTCGCCTCAAAGTTGTATCGAAGTTGACGAAGAGATCTCCTACTTTTGACGTAGATTCAATAAGATTAGTAGTAAAATATGAATTTCTTAGAGCGCCTCCATCTTCGTAATCTTCCGGCGTTAAATCGCTATCGATATTGAAATAATCTGAATAGGTATCAAACAATTCCTCAACTTCAATATTTAAATTTTTAATTATCGATGAAAGAGCTGTATTTGTTGTTTTATACGTTTCATCGCTATCATCAATAAAAATATAATCGATAATTATGTCAAATATATTTTTTTCAATTCCCTTGATAGTGCCTTTTATTTTATTGTTTTGAATTTTATACTGTACCTGTTGTCTTTTCTTTGTATAGAATTGGCATATTTCCGCTATTTTGGAGCTATAAAAGGGGATAGCAATATTAAGATCTTCAGGATTATTAAAATCGATATTACTTAAGAATCGCTTTTCTTCCGCGGTGGTAAAATTTAACGAAATATCTTTTAATAAATCAACATATCTGTCTCTCACTTTAGCAGTAGCGCTAGCAGCTGCTTCTCCTTTTAAACTATACCACGAATGTAGATATTCGTTATATCTATCGTTAAATTCGATAGGAGATGCTGTATGCTTAGAGTGCTTGAGAAAGTCAAAAAATGATAAAGGTTCTCCATTATCAATCCAATATTTTGGATTAGAATTAGGATTAGTTATAGAGTTTTCTATTAAGATGGAACCCTGTACAATGCCAGCCATATATGTATTTATAGACAAATAAACGCTTGATACATATAAAATGCTATTTAAGAGCTAAAAGAGCTGCTAGAAAAAACACAAAGACCGTCCATTAATGTGTATCTTATTATTTCCTCCATTGTTTGATCTTTGCCTATCCATGTACCTTTTGCACTAGCTGTTTCGCTCAAGTTAGTAATTACATCACTCCAGTTTATTATCCCCTCGTACTGAGTATTTTCCGTGCCGGGGACATAGTTAAAAAATCTGTAATTTTGCTTTAAATCTTCATATGTGGGATTATTTGGCAGAACAAGAGGCCAGCCCCAGTTCTCATTAAACGCGGACATATGATAGGTCTCAGTACCGGCTATATATTGGATATACTGAGAACTTAAAATATCTGTATTAATATAAATATAATCGTTACTAAATTTGCTTTGAGCGACTATCGGAGTTGATGCGCTACCGGCTGTTAAAATTGTATAGAAAACATTAAGCTCAGGACCGAGATTCTTACCATAGTAATCGTTATTACCGGGCTCATACCCGTTAATGTCAAAATCTTTATTAAATTTGTTTCTAGTTCCCCACAGCTTTGATTGCTTTATAGAGAGTAAATCAATTATCCTCTTTATATTAGCAGGGGTAGCAAATTTTAATCTATCGAACTGATCAACCTCGATACCATGCATTTTACATAAACTATAAAGAGCATCTATACTGCATGTATCGGGATCTACCGTGTTACCTACAAAGTTTTGAGCTTTTTCGTAAACTCTCTTGCCAATAGTGTTCGGGGATGAGCTAATATTCCCGACAATAGTTCCTATAAACCCGTCGAACATATTATTATAATAAATAAGAGCTTCTTGATATCTCAAATCCTTATATAGCTGCGTTGCGTCAAAATCTTCTCCAAATTTACCTATTTGATATCTATCTTCAACCTTATATACACTAAATGTATCGCTAACACCTGTTAATACAGCGTTTACCGTAAAGTTTCTTGGAGAATATTTTGCGATCCATTTAAACCCAGTCCAATCTCCATTAGAATATATATCTAGATCTGCTATAGTAAAATTATTAATATTACTATTAGTTACGGTATCTATAATACTCGCTTTATTTGAAGAGTTATTTAAAACAATTATTTCCTTGCTTGCGGTGCCTGCTATACCGGTTATATTCATTGACGACGGCACAGGAGGTTCAGGAGAGTTTTGAATATCTATTATAGATGATGTAAAGCTAGAGCTTAAAATTCTTACAACCGAGCTATTACCAACAGTAAAATATGCATTATTATTAGTATCAATAGTTATATTTGCAGCTCTACCTGTAGTTTCGTACACAGAAGTCGTTAAGCCGGTCGAATCATTATGATATATAATAATATCTCTAAAGATAGAAATATCCGTGGTTGCTGTAAAGTATTGTTGACCTATAACCCAGACGTTATTATTAGTGTCAACCGCAATATCTGTGGGAGAATAGCCTGCGGTGAGGGATATGCTTGATAATATACCTCCTGTAGAGCTGTATTTATAGATATAGCTAGATAGAGGATTAGCGTATGCGATCCAGACGTTATTGTTCTTATCCGTATCTAAAGCAGCTGGTAGGATCGTATTTTTACCTATAAACGCGCTAAGATTGATATAGCCGAGATGAGAGCTAGATATAGAATATATCGTATTTGTTAAATTTGGAACAGCAACATAATCAATTTTACCTGTTATGGAATTTATCTTAAACGAGCTTACCGAATTATAAAGAGAAACCCAAATATTTTTATTGCTATCTGCAGCTACATAAAATGGACCGGGATTGGCTAGGGATAAGGTCGCGCCAGATGAAAGAGTTGGCGCTTTCAAATTAATTGACGATAGAGCATTTCCGAAAGCATCATATTTTATAACATATCCGTTTTCCTTATCTGTTACCCAGAATGAATAATAAGATCCTGTATCTTTATTTTCTTCTGGCAATACTTGAACGCAATTGAGGCCGGTGAGAGATGAAACTGCACTATTAAAAATATATACACTATCTAAATCCAGCTCTAAAGAAGAGTTACTATTTTTATAATCTTGAATAAAATTACCTCTTATTATTTTTGATCCAGAAGGGTTTAGTATTATTCCTAGAGGGGTTGGGTATGGTATATAGTTATATGTTTCGTTAATTGTTGTGTAAGCAGATAGGTATATGTTGTTTAGCGAATTGATTGACACATAGTCATTATCAAATGTTATATATCCTTTCCAATATCCTCCAATATTATTAGCAGAATTAACATAGCTTGTCGCAATTATTGGCTGGCCGCTAGAGCTAACGAGATCTCCATTGCCAGATAAAGCAACCAATTTAAATTCAAAGTTCCGCGTGGGGGTATTTACTGCGGAGAGAAGCGGTAAATATTTTGCTGGGTAGTTTTCAATATTTTTAGCTCGAATAACTACAGGTATTTTAGTATCCGCATATTGAGAGGGTCTAATATTAAAGGTTACTACCTCATCTCCAAGCCCATCAATTCCGTTTAAAGAAAATACTAATTTTGAAACTGATAACTGAGGTATTATCGTAAATCCGGTATTAGTAGTTATTTGATTAAGATAAGAAAATTTATTATTCTTGATAATCTCTTTATAGTTATTATTAAAAGATATATAATCGTCAAAATTAGAGGTATCGAAACTAGTAAAAACCAGAACAGGGGTTCTATTTCTATACCATACATCATTAATATCATACCGATCAGAAGCGAAATAAACAGTGGCAGTTCCTTTAGTGCCTACAAAAGAGCTTCCTTCTTCTCCTGGATCGCAAAGAACTAAATTATCCCCACTGACTTTTGCGTATAGTAAAGTATTATTTTCTGTTTGAATAGAGTCTATGGGAATATAATTAATTGCTTCGCTAGTTGGATTAACCTGTTTCTTAAAAAACTTATATGAAAGATCAAGATGACTATATTTGCTAGAGTTATAGCTATCTAAATCAAAAAATTCGCTATTCCCTCCGCTAGCAAAAAGAGTAATTGTATAATTTTTACCAGAGAGAGCGTTATATGATTGCCAGCTATTATATCTGATAATATCAATGCCATCAGGATGGCCAAGAGACCCTGCTTCTTGAATATAATTTGATTTACTCGTAAGCGCAATTGTATCGGTTATAAAATTTTCAACATTTACGGTAGTATTATATGTAGATGTGACTGCTTGGCCCTCGCCTTTATATACATACAATTTTACAGTATATTGACCAGGGAACAAATATGAGTGAGTGGCGCATAGAGATGTAGAAGTTGTTCCATCTCCAAAATCCCATAGTATTCTTTCATTTGAATATCTATCTAAGTAAAGTCTTGGAATAAACGTAAAGGGACATATATCGAGAGCATAGCCTGACGTAGAATTAGCTCCCGTGAAATTTCTAGTATAAAAAGCAATATAATCAGTATCCAGACTCATTAGTTAATTATATTAATTTTGTTAATAAATTTAGAGGCCTCGTATAGGAAGGGAAACTTATAGAAAGGCAGCTTTACAGTCTGGTTAGTTATGTTTAGATCATCTTGGGGATAGAAGGGGTTCCAATAAACCATACTTAGCCCGGGAACTTCGTACGAGCGACCATTAAAGGTATAGTTTGTAGTAATCTCCACTACGGTCTCGATATCTAAAACATCACGAGTAACATCCGCTAAATTAATATTTTGCCCTAAAGAGCAATTTAAAGTATCAAAATAGTTTATAAAGATGTTATTTACTAAATCCTTTATCTTTGAACGAGCTAATCTAGATGTTGTATCTATTCTGATATTAAGCGTAGATGTTTCTCTTATTTCCTCAACAGTTCTAATTTTGTCAGTAATAATGTCTATTCCGAGATCGAATCCGATATAGACAGGATCAATAATAACAATTTCATTACTAGCCATTCTCACCGTATCCAAATAGCTCTTTATTGCTTGCTTTTGTGACGCAGCCATCATTGTTGGATTCGTTTCATTAGCAATAGCCCCGTGCCTCGGAACTGAGAATACATATATATTATTGAAGTCGCACGCGTCGGAAAATAGAAAATGACTAGTTAGTATATTGCTATTATTATTTGGATTTTCAACACCCATATCATAGTAATACTTTATGAAATCAGATAGATATTTGTCGTTGTTTACAACTTCTGTAGATTGTAAAATATTATTAAATTTGGATGATAAAAACGCCTTATAATCGTTTATTGTTACTGCTCTATTCTGAGCGCTAAAAAGAGCTGGAGCATTTTGCTTTACACTCTCTACAGTTTCATAATCTACAATATTGGTAGATTTGTTTGTATTTGAAAGCTCAATATAAGAACTATTTGAAGCGTTGATAAATGTAGTATTATTTTCTTCATATATAGCGCTATTTAATTCCCTAAATCTAGATGTATTGTACACATTAATATTAGAACCAGCTTGCAAAGCTCCGGCTCCAATAGTAGATCCATTACCGAGCAAGTAAAAAATAGAAACAATATCTCCAGGATTTAATCGCTTACCGTTTATATTATTACCAAACTTAAATTCATATCGACCGTTTTCGTTAACTCTCTTCTCATAGACCTTATCTATTGAAGATTGAAGATATAACGAATCTACTTCTCGCCATTCAGACCAAGTTTGCGTTTCGCTGTCATAGACGTAGATATCAATATTATCAAAGTCTATAAATTCCACAGATGTATTCTCAATTCTCTCTAATACAACTGTAATTGTTTCGTAGTCCTCTCCTATTGCGGTATAATCAGGATATTCAAAATAGGATCCTTGGTATAAGAGAGCGTTATCCGATAGAGTAGCTAAGGATTCCCTTCCAGGTATAGTCTTATCAAAGGAAATATCGTCGGTAAAAGAAAATACAGATCCGTTGACAATAACATTGGAGTATCTCTTTATTGTATAGGCACCAATTGGTAAATCGCTGGTACCGGCAGCATCGAAACTTAATATAGAAGTTCGCGGACCACTAGGCTTATAACCTATAGCCTTAACAATCTTATTCATGTTTTCGTACAGTTCAGCTTGATCAAATAATGCTTCAGAGGCAGTTTGGTTATAGTAAAACAATAGTATATGATAAGCAAACGCGAAAATATCAGCAAGAGCAGCTAAATTACTCCCCTCAAAGTTTTGATCGGTAAAAAGGGAGTTTTCAGTCAACCTCTCCTTAATAAGTTCCTTTAACGATACCGCGTCAAACGTAGCGTAGGCGTTAATTGGAAGGTTGTATTCGAGTAAATTCTGATCCATTATTATATATTTAATACCGAAAACCCTTCAAAGTTAAGTAGACCTTGAAATAAAAAATCGCTAATTTCTAAAAGAGGCACCCCTACGATCATATTTATAGTATAGCTCTGCTCGTCTGCATTCGGTATGACCACTGGTTTTTCACGAAAAACAATTCTAGGTTCTTGCCTAGCGAATCCAGTAACAATACTATTTGCAATTTGATTTGAAACAATTTCAGAGATAGGCTCAAATAAATAGTCTCTTAGATCAATGCCAAAGGTAGGATTTAATATTTTTTCGCCTGGAGATGTTGTCATGATATTCACAATAGAATTTTTTATCGCTTTTATATCATAATCTACTACTAAATCTTTCTGCTCATCTATAGCATAAACTTCATTAATATTTGTAAAAGAGGTATTTAAGTCTAAATGAAGATCGGCAAATGCAAAATCTCGAGTATAGTTTCTAGCCTTTGGAAGAGTTGTAATTTTTACATTTCCCATGTAAATATTTATGAAGAACGACTAAATATTATAAGCAATGAGCTCCCGAAAGTTTTTAGATATATGTGAGTCTGTTTTGACTAGAACTGAAAGAAATGGATTTCTAGTCGGAGATTTAGTAGAAATTACTAATTTTAATAAAGTGTCTGATAATATCAGAGACGGCTTAAAACAGCTTATTGATCAAGGCGTCAATATTAAAGTAGTAGATATCGTAAATAGATACCCCTCTGATAAACCTGGTAGCCAAATGAATAATACCGGAGATGTGGTATTGGTTGTAAGCGCTGACTACGGAGGAGGAAGATACGTTGGCAAATTCACCATTGAACCTTCTTGCTGCAAAGTTATAACAACCTACCCTAACCTAGATCCTGTTCCGACCGCTTTAACGAGAGATAATATTATAACTATCAAACCGGAGTTAGTCAAGGACTTTCAGGATGAGTTTACTAAGCAAACTAATCATGCTGATAACGGCAAAAATAAACTCGAGCGTGTCGCGCACCGCTTAGGCGAGAAGGACTTTAAGCAGCCAGGCCCTAAGCCTCCTAAATACGCTCCTAGCTTTTAATAGATTACTTTATTAAGCTGTATACAGCAAGCAGAGAAGTTAATCTCCTGATCTACGCAGAATGCACATCTGTAAAGATGCTCTGAAATAATAAGTATACAATCTTGCTTTATCTTATCATTAAGATCACATCTATATATAACCTCAAGAAGAGCTTTCAATAATGCTTGATAGTCGTTTTGAAAATCAATTTCGTGATCTATAATATACTTTCTAAGATCGAGCGGCTTACTAATTCTTGCATACACTTCATTTGCAATATGATCAATATTTTCGGTAGATATAATTTTAAGCGATCCAGAGCTGCTAAATTTCTGTAAGATATTAATCGTCTTGCGAATATCGGGATAATACTTTCTAATAAGATCTACGAATTTTATTCTCTCTTCTTCACTTACAGTGATATTTTCCTTTTTAAGAATTTCAAAGCATTTTTTTGCTACATCTTTAAGAGGCGGATCAATATCGATTTCCTGAACCCGGCTTTGTAGCGGCTCAATAATACGATGTTTAAAGTTGGCGGTAAGTATAAATCGAGTATATTGAGAGTATTCCTCCATCACATTACGCAAAGCGCGCTGACCATCTGCAGATATACCATCAGCTTCATCAAGTATAACTACCTTGATATTCCCGTCGATACTCTTAGTTTTAGCGAATCCAATAATCTTTGTTCTAACAGTATCGATACCGCTTTCATCGCTCGCATTAATGTAAATATACTGACATTTTAAAATATCGCTTACAATAATTTTTGCAATACTAGTCTTCCCGATTCCAGCGGGCCCTTCGAGTAATAAGTGAGGGATGGTTTTAGATGAAACAATACCATTTAGCTGGCTTCTCGCATTTTCTCCTAAAACAGTTTCATCTAAAGTTTTAGGCCTATATTTTTCGCACCAAATATCGTTAAGTTTCATAATTATTTTCCAGAAGAACCGAACCCTTTTTCTCCGCGATTAGTTTCTTCCTTTGTATCAGTAAATGTAATATCCATTTCAACGAGCTTATAAGCAACAAGCTGAGCGATCTTGTCTCCAGGTTTAACGATATAGTCTCTGCCCGTGAGGTTATATAGCTTTACCCCTAGATCTCCTCGGTATTGATTATCGATAATGCCGTTATGAGGCTGAATGCCGTGTTTAAAGCCGAGCCCGGAACGACCCTCAATCTTCAACCAATAGCCGGGATCAATAAAGCTTATTTCTAGACCAACTGGAACGATCGCTGACCCAATATCGACTAAATCATAACTACCAGGCTCTGAATATTTAGTAGAACCAGGAATAATAACTTCTTTTACAGCATATAAATCGTAGCCTGTATCGCTGGTCCCATTTGTTGCTTTATTGTTTTGAGAGGGTAAAATAGCGTTTTCATGAGTTTTGACTAATTTTAGTATCATATATTAAAAGTAATGTATTAGTGGTAAAAATCAAATCGTTTGTTAAATAAAAATGTGGAAACGGACTCTGTAGATGATTTATTGCAGCAACTTTCTAACTTTCCTCGCGAAAAAAAGACAAGTGAAGGAGACGTAGAGTTATCTAAAGAAAATATCGAGGATTTTCTTTTAAAGTATACTGGTCGTTTAGTTAAGGATAGTGTAGAGTCGATTGAAAACATGAAGGATTTTATCGATTCAGCTCCAGACGCGGAAAGCACAGAAGCTTTAGCATCGCTTATAAAATCTGCGGCTTCCTCGATAGATGTTTTACAACGCATAATGACATCTAGAGAGAAAAATCAATCATCAAAGGAAATAGCTAAGATGAAAATTGAAAGTCAACAGATGCAAACTGATAAAGAAATTGGAGCGCGTTTATTGCTTTCTCGGGAAGAAGCTATAAAAGCTTTGATGGACTCTGCAAATAGCAATATTATTGAGACTAAAGCTGAAGTGATAGAATAATCACTTATGTTGTTCCTTTTTATAAGTCTTGATAGGATTGTCCCCGGCTTCTTGATTCTGCTTGCTCGTATCTGTACCCGTTGATCCTATTATCGGAGACTTCTCTTCCTCTTCAGTTTTTGAAAGTTTATTTGCATCTTCTCTGCTAGGAGGCATTACCGAATATAAATCTTGAACTTTTAAGCTGTTCTTTAACGGGATATTACCTGCGGTTGTATATACTGCAGTTTTGCCTTTCCCTACTATATCCTCGTTTGTATCAAGAATAAACTCAGATACATTGTCTTGTCTATTATCTAGTACGTATGGATTAGACTCAAAAACATATCTCCGCTTTACTCTATAACAGTCTTTATATGTTTTATATGAATTAGCTTCAATTTGAGCTTTAGCTAATTTTGCTGCCTCCACATGGGTCGTTGTCGGGGTTATGGTTCTGCAATTATTATGAGTAGAGTTGGAAATTATATTATATGTAGACGAACTTGTAGGAGATGCTTGCGATTTTTTAATCATTTGTTCCGACAATTTTGAAAGGGAGATTGTATTTGATAAAGCTACTGGAGATATTTTATTTTTTATATGCTCAGAAATTGTAATATCAGGAGATTGGTTCTGTGAAACTACTGATGATGAACTTGTTCTATATTCTTCCGCATTAGCAAAAAACGCTAATTTATCTGACCCGTTATCGTCGCGAAAATAATTATTAGTCTGTCTAGTGTTTTGTATTATATGACCCTGTATAGCGGTGGGTAACGTTTTGAACTTATCTACATAAAACTCTATCGTACTTGGTAGTAAATTCTCTCCATTTTCTAAAAGATAGTTAGCAAATTTTAATGCTTCATCATATGGTTTTTCGGCCCCATTTATACTTCTAAAGAGTCTACTTAAATTTATTAAAAATATATCATCATCTTCTTTGGTATTTGATATATATTCATCATAATACTCGGCCGGCAAACCGGTCGAGAAATTATAATGCTGGTTTGTTTTAAATTTTTCCATTAGAAATTTCTATATGTTTTAACGCAATTTAAACTGTTCCAATACCGGTCTTTTGTAATAATATGAGAACACTCAGTTACCAGCCATCTACCAGGTAACTTGGAAAATTTGTTAGTATCGAATGTATCTTTTAGTTCTATATCGACAAACTTTCCTATCGTCCTATGGGTAGATCCTCTTAGGGATAATGTGCAGTTTAGACCTTTAAGCAAAAACATAGTTAAAATATTAGCATTTACCTCTACGTCATAAGCATGGTCCCAAGATTTATAAGGAGTAACTATAACCTTGTTATATTGGGTCGTTATTTTCTTTCTAGTATTTTCCCATATTGTAGATGGTAGAGGTTCTTTATTATCAACTCTATCTTTAAACGGCTGGGTAACATAGAATTTTTTATATTTTTCAAAAATATCCTTTATATTTTTTTCCCCGAGATTAAACCTGGTAGTGTTATCAAAATCAACAACAGTGGGTATATTAATGACAAAATCTTTTTCAAAAATTTCCGAGCTTAGGTCAAAAAATTTAAGAGATCTTATATTGGAAATATCTGCTAACGTATCTGCTAAAGAAACTTTCGGCCTTGGAGCATTTTCATTAGCTATGTTATCGGCATTATCGCCATTTGCAAATGTGCCGAGTACTAAATTTTCTAAAAAATATTTTTTAGGCTCTTGTATATTTTTCATTAAGAGCTTTGACATTGATATTAGAGAAAGCTTTTTATCAAATCTGTTATACTTTAAATAGCATTTATCAAATGGCTCTTCTTCACTTATATGCTTTAAAAATGCCTTTTGAATAGACTCAAATAGCGTTTCAGTGCCAGCGCACCAATTTGGAAATATAGAGTATTTTCCCGCGTCCCACTCTTGATCATCGATTTGAAAATCCGCTGTTCGAGGTATATTGTAATCTTTTTTTATGTCTTTACCGAAGAGTTTTTTTAATACATTTCCAGTTTTAACGGCTCTTTCATTATCCGATAAATTAGATATATCTTCGTCGTGAAAATCTAGCACTGTAAGAGAATTTTTTTTAATTCTCATCTCATTAGCGAGAGTATTTCTAAATAATATTTTTTTTGCTCCTTGAGGGAATTCTCCAACCGGAACATCCTCTACTTCATATATTGAAAAAACTTCCTGGATAGCAAAATTTTCTTCTGTGCCTTCATTTTTAGGCTTTAAATAGAAAATAATTAAATCATTAATATTATCACCCGTGAATGAAAATACACTATCTGCAGAGCCGGTATTATTATCAATAATAAGCATTCCTTCCGGGAACCCGTTAAATATAGATTCTCTAACTTCTAAATATAAAATAGTGCTTGTAGAAAGCTGTATACCTCGACCAGCAACTAGTATAGTGCAAAGAAAATCAAATTCTCGGTCTCCATCAAGAGTAATTGTTGTATATCGCTCTGCCATTTTATCTAAGTTGATTGAGGATATCTTTTACGTATTCCCGTCTAATTATTCTTAATACATCCCCTATCCGAGGAAGAACAATAGGGTTATTTCGATTATTAATTGCTAGTATCAACCACCATAAATGCTGGGTTGTATATTCTTGATAGCTAATAGCTGTCCACGGAAGTCTCCTATTTACTTGAATATACTTAAAAACCGCAGGATCAATATTATCCGCATTTATTGTAACCTTTTTAAGAATATTATAAAAATAATATTCTATATCCCCCTTATTTGTAGGATACACATTGAAAATATTTTCATATCTATCTTTCGGTAGTGTGGGTAAAATAGATATGTCATTTTGTTTATTTTGATCCAGCATAATAATATTTATTACAAATTATCTGTTAAGGATGAAAGCATAAAATTACTGCTATCCGTGGTTAGATTTTCTATTGTAATATATATATTATATGCTTCAGGTATAATCGTTTCTATTGTAAGCCCAGTAGCTGGGTGAATTATTGGCATTCTTCTGCGGGTCCCTATATATTCAATTGAAATATTCTCGATATATGCGTAGAGAATGAACCGTATACCGGGGACAAGCACTCGATATATACATGGAGGTAACACGTAAGTTTTATCGCGCCGTATAACGCTGTTTTGAAAAAGTAAAAGCCATATAAACTCAAAGTTTTTTTGAATACTTTCTGGATTTAAAGTGTTTAACAATGGAAAGCTAAAATCTATTGGATTGCCCCCAGCTGTAGGCTGATAATATTGGCTTCTTTCTATATAAATGCCAGGCTCAGCAACTGATCCTATACCGGGTATTCCGGCCCCGTGTTTAGCTACAAAATCCAGTCCTTGCTGAATAGTATCTGTTACAACATTACTAGCATCTCCAGAATAGTTTCTATCCCATCTTCCAGATTTACGTATCATTTTTTCTGTAAAGTATGGCATCTTATATGTAAAGTCAGTTTCCTTTGTAAAATAAAGACCCTCGAAGGGATCTAGATGTGGAGATAAATTTTCAATATTTGCGCCAGCGCTATTCGCAATATTCCTAATAGTATCATCTAGAACTGTATCTATACTTTGCAGATCGACCAGATCGACCAGATCGCCAACAACACTGTTTAGATTAAAAAATATATTCGCCTTACCTGTAAATCCTGTTTTTGCTGATTGCAGCAAATAAAGAAGTTTTGATGCCATAGGGCTCTTATTAATCCTATACTCTTTTAATATTATATAAGGTTGCTCTATTAAATCATTATTAGGAGAAACCTTCCAATCATAATCTTTAACTATATCTATAGTAGTAGCGTTATTCGAAGGAGGTGTACTAGCAGTAACATTAGTAGGCGCGGATTGCTTAAAAGATGGTCCGGTCATTGTTTGCCTATAAGCAGCTTGCAATGTCTGGCCCTGGCTACCCGATGGTTTAATCATCGGTACCTTTGTTTCTTCGTCAAAAAAAAGCTTAAACATAGTCTTAGTAGTTTATTACATCTCGGGTTGCGATATTATCGATCGTGTCAGATTCAGCTCTTATAAGGAAATTTCCAGCCTCTTCATGCATACCGTTTATAGTTAATCTAACATTATAAGCTTCTGGAATTATAGTCTTAAATATGCCGATTCCTGAGTCTACTTCAATCATTCTCCTTGTTCCGAGAAAATCTATTTGTATTTCGCTTATATAAGCATATTTCATATATCTTATTCCAGGTACTAGAACTTCATACAAACAGGGGGGTATATAAGCGGCTCGATCTTTTCTAAACATACTATTTTGAAATAGTATTAGAAATAAAAATTGATAATTTTCGTTTATTTGATCTTGAGAAACAGTATTTAATAGAGGGAAAGAGAATGAAATGTTTTCTAGATTCTGACCAAAATTATAAAATTGGGTTTTTTCTGTATATATACCAGGCTCGACAAGAACTCTTGCGGTTGAATTAGCTGTTGCATTCCATACACCGAATTTATTCTCTGCAAATTCGGCTAGAGCGCCTTTACCATCGGTTGAGTATGTATCAGAAAAACTCGAGTATTTTCGCTTCATATCCTTAGTATACAAAGGAAAGGTATATTCAAACCTTGTAGGTATTGCGTTATACAATCCCTCATATGGGTCTTTGTTGAGTTGATTATCAAGATCAGGGGTATCAAATCTTAACACTTCTAATACATTTTCAACAACGGAGTATGCTCCATTAAAAATACTTTGAATTCCCCCAGCTATTTTAGATACAAAATTATCATTCCCTAAAAAATCCTTTAAATTCTCTTCAACATTAGTAGGGGCTTGGCTAAATATGTAAGCAAAATATTTCATTTGTTCCCATAGGGTGCTACTTTGCAATCTATATTCTTTTAGTTGAATAGTTGGTATTTTTATTTCTTTTTCATATATATCATTTAATATAGGTGAAATAATCCAATTATCGTAATTTTTAGCAAAATCTATTTTGCCGGGCATTTTTCTATTTGTGGTAGCAGTCTGTGTTGATGTAGCCGGAGGATTTATCGAGGGAGTCTTTGATGTGGATCTATATGAAACTACAGATGCTGAATCCGGCGTGCCTGGCTCAAGAATAGTTCCTCCCGTAAGCATTCCCGGCTCTTTATCTAATTTTTTCTTTTTAAAAAGACTCATAATTATGCGAGTTGACCAGCAATATCAAAAGACACTAGCGTGGCTCTATCTTTTATTCGGCTTATTGATCCGCCTCTATTACCCATGAGAGGGGTGCTACTTCCGCTAGCAGCAATAGGAGCAGAAGGTATCTGTTGTGTTGGTACACCAACCTTTTCAGCTATTACTTGCAATAGCTTTACTTGAGCATTACTATTCGACACTAAAGAATTGGTATTGGGATCAGTAGTATCTATATGGAGAGATGTAACCGGCGGTGGTATGTTGGGTAGTGGCGGGGAGATAGCAGGCGCGGCAGGCGCTGTACTTGGAGTATCAGGCTGTTTTTCCGTCGACGTAGCTGGAAGATTTTTGAGAAAATCTTTTAGTTCTCCCCAATTTTTATCTACGCTCGTTTCGTTAGATTGTTTTTGAGCGGAATTTAAATTTTGATTTTTAGGTTGATTAGTTTGGCTGAGAATTGACATTAAATTCTCCACTGGCGCGGGTTCAGGAGTCGCGGGAAGCCCTTTCTTTGGAACTGATTTTTTGGGGTCGAAGTCAGAATATTGAGGAAGTTTGCTTTTTTGTTCTTCTGTAAGTCTTCCTGCCGCGTTTACCTCTCCTTCCATTTCTCCTTCTTCCGATAATTTTCCAAACCCTAGCCATTCTAAGGGCTTTCTAAGCCATGCTGGTAATCTTTTTAATTGGCTCAATGCATACTCTTTTACTATTTGAAAAAATGGCTTAACGGTAGCTTTACGAATGCCGCTTTCTTCATCTTTCTCGGTAAAAATAGAAAATAGAGCATTTATTGCTGGCTCAATTAAAGGTCCAATTCCTAATATACTTGCAAACGAGGTTATTAATTTTTTAATACCATCAGGAGTCGTGAGACCTGCTTGATAGGCTTCCCAAAAGTATATAAGTGAGCCTATAAAGGGTAAAGATTTTGCAACAGAAAGTCCGCGATTTTTAAAAAAACTTTTTATACCAGTAAATATTTTAGAAAATGTAGTTTGCTGGGCAGGTTCTTTTTCATCCTTCTCTGTGAAAATAGAAAATAGAGCATTTATTGCAGGTTCAATTAAAGGCCCGAGACCCGCAATACTCGCAAATGCAGTAACTGTCTTTTTTATGCCATCTAACGTAGTAAAGCCTGCTTGATAGGCTTCCCAAAAGTATATAAGTGAGCCTATTAATGGCATATTTTTCGCAATAGTCATTCCGTATTTTTTAAAGAAATCTGCTATACCAAAAAACATATTTTTTATAAATCCAGATTGCTCGACTCGTTCTTTTTCAGTAGTGCTTACATCTCTTACAAGCAAGATAATATCTATTAAGGTCGATCCTATCCATCCGACCCCAGTTAAAT